TCCTCGTCTGTCCCGTAACAGCCGACATTGAGCCCCGTCGCCGCTGCATATTGGTCGCGTCGGTAATATTGCGGCGGGCCGCTGTTCCGCGCGCCCATCACATAGCCCAATTCGGGCCATAAACGATCGCTCGGCAAATCGTAACGGGACTGCGCCTTTTCCATAAGGCGCGCCGCCTCGGCTGGGTCAAGCGGCACGTCGAAGTACGGCTTGTCGGAAGGTCTGCTATGCAGCCAACTGGAGAACACCGGGTCGAATTCCGCGAGCGCATTGACAAACGCGCGAAACACTTCCGCGCATTGCGGAACAGAGAGCGGGCGACTGCCCCACCAGGCGTGAAGGTCATAGGTTTCGTCGATCATTGTCGCGGGCCTGGGTCGAAGAGCACTGTCAGATTCGGTTTCTTGACGAGATTGGCCATTGCTTGCATTGCGACGGTGACAGATTGCTGCTGAACATGCCAGACGACTTGCCGACCATCAAGCGCCGCGGCGTCGGCTTGTCGCGTCATCTGGCTTAGCAATCGATCGAATTCGGCGTTGCCCCATACCTCGTTCCAGGCGCCATCAGGATCGAGGAAATGTTCGTAATTGGCCTTTGCCTCGAGCATGTCGCCGGTCGCCGGGTCGCAGCCATCGAACGAGACTCCGTTGAGCCAAATGGCGAACTCAGGCTCGAGGCCGCTGACATATTGCTGATAAGCGATCGAATTTGCCGACCATCCTTCGTTGGATTCGCGTGACGGTTCCGGGCAGAGTTTCGGCCCGCCGCGCTCGTCTGAGGATGCTTCTCGAGGCGGTTGACCGCCAGAGTTGTCGGCAAGGCGTTCGCGCGCGCGATCGAGTGCGTCGACGTCGACGACCAGAGAGTCGCCGACCGCGCGGGCGAGGACGTTGCCGTGGGCGTCTAGATAGAGCGGACCGCCGTAATTGCGGGCCTGGCTCAGCGTGACCCAGTGCCCGTCGATGAAGGCGTGATACCTGACCGTTCCTTCGAGCGCGTCCCAGCTGAAGCTGAGATCGTTCCGACCGGGCGCAAGGCCTTCGTGAACATGGGTTCGATTGTCCGACGGGACGAACAAGGCGCCGAACAGAATCGTCGGCGCGCCGAATCGCGCCGCGAGGCGAAGGAGCGCATTGGCCGCGGCCCTGGAGAGGTTCCGCGAAAACAATGAGTCCTCGTCGGACGGAGCCTCGTCACTGACGGTGATTTCGTTCGAGCTTGTTGCGACTCCATTCCGGGTCCAGCGACCGCTCTCGACGCCATTTCCGGCGGGCACGCGCGGCTGGCTGGGATCGAACCGTTCGAGCGCGTCGAGCCGGCGCGGGTCGAGATCGAGCGCGGCGAGAATCATCGCCGGCGTTGCGCCGCGGTTCATCAGGCCGTCGCTGAAGAAGACGCGCCTCGCCGCCGCCAGCGGATTTCGCAATGGCCAGTAGCCGGCCATCGCGAGATGCGTCGAGGCGAGCAGGGCGTCGCCTTCGGTGCGCTTTTCGAGCGCGCGGCGAAGATACGCTAGTGCGCTGTCGGAAACCGGCGCGCCATAGGCCGCCGACAGTAGCGCGATCATGCGGGCGTCGCGTTCGCGCGCGGACGTCGAGTCGGCGAGGCCCGCCTTGCGTGCGACCGCGATCTCGGTCTGCGCGCCGAGCATCAGACGATCGCCTACGAAGGTCGGCGCGCTGAAGATCGGCCCCCGCGGCGCGCGCGCCAGCCAGGCCTTCTCCAGGTCGTGGGGGATCATGACGAAGTCCGGCGTTCGCGCGCTTCAGGGATTTCAGCGATCGTCGGTCAGTAGGCGATCTGTGGCGGCGGCACGAACGGGAAACCGCGGAAGGCGGCGAGGTTGGCGAAGCGCGACGAACAGGTCGCCTGGGTATGGTCGCAGCCGGCGTAGACGGTGAACGCGTCGCCGGTCGCGGGCGGCGAAGGCAGGGGATAGATCAGGCTGAGCGAGGCGCCGGCGACGGCGCTCTTCACCGTCGCGCGCACGTTGGCGTTGACGCCCGAAGTGAACACGATCGAACCCTGCGCGTGGCTCGCCAGCGCGCCGGAGAAAGCGATCAGCGTCGCCGTCGAACCGGCGCCGACCGTTCCGTTCGCAGCGTAGGTTCCGCGCGGGACGCCGCAGCCCGAGTCGTAGAGCGTGTGCAGGCAGGTCGGCGAATAGAGGTTGCGCGGCATGTCGTAATCGAGCACGACGAGGTCGGACGCCACGGTGATCGTCGCGCTGGTGCGCCCGACCTGGTCGACCGTCGACACCCGGCCGTGAAACAGCGTCACGCCGCCGATCGGCGTCGTCTCCAGCGCGGTCATGAAGACGCGGTCGCGTTGCACCGTTGCGCCGTCGAAGGCGCCGTCGCGCAGCGCGTTGAGGAACGGCGCGCCGGCGACCAGGTCGGTCGGCCGCGCCGCGATGACGATCTGCTGCTTGTCGACTTCGAGCCCGACCGAGGCCTTGTATTTGAGCCCCTGCACCAGCGGGCCGTCGGCGCGAAACGTCAGGCCGTTGTAGACAACCGGCTGGTCGACGTTGGCGTAGGCGAGGACCGTTCCCGTCGCCAGCGTGAACGTAAAGCAGTCGGCGAACGCGATCGGCGCGTCGGGGTTGGCGCGCGCGGCGTTGAGGAAGGCGATGAGGGCGGCAGAGGCGGTTTTCATGGGCATGGGCTCGCGTTGCTCGCACGAATAGCGAATGGCGAATGGAGAACATCCGCGCCGCCTCTTCCCTATTCACCACTCGCCATTCGCCACTCGCAGGGCGGCGAAGCCGCCCTAACTCGTTCGCACCGACCGGAATTTCAGGCTTTGCAACGTCCACAGGTTCTGCATGAACTGCTCGAAATCTTGGGTGTCGTCGTCGAAGCGGCATTGGAAGGCGTAGGAAAACGACGCGCCGATCAGCGCGCCGTTCGCTGGCGCCGTCGCGAAGACCAGGCTGTTGGGCGTGACGAGCGACCAGCCCGAACTCTGCGCGAGGCCGCCGACAGTGACCTGGGAAACGCTCGTCACCCAGCCGACCGGCTCGAGGAATCCCCCGAGCGCGCGCGCGAACGTGAAGCTCGTCGTCGATCCGTCGCCGGTCGCGAAGGCTTGGCCGCCGACCGAAATGTCGGTCGGGTCGGCATAGAGGAACGTGCCCCATTGGCCCTGGCATTGCAGGAAGAGCCCCATCAGGCTCTGCAGCGATCCCGCGCCGAGCCCCGGATAGCTCGACGAACTCGAATCCATCCCGTCGAAGGTCAGCTCGAATTGCCAGATCGGACTTTGATAGAGCGCGTCGCGCACCTCGCGGCCCGAGACATGGCTGGCGACGATGGTCGAAAAGGTCGGCTTCTTGTGGACGCTCCAGCCCTGGCCGGGAAGCGTCGGGAAGGATGGCGGGGTGGTCATGGGTCGCTCCTACGGAGTGGCGAGGTGCGAGTAGCGAATAGCGAATGGAAAGAGCCGTTTCGCCATTCGCCATTCGAGAGCGGCAAAGCCGCTCATGGCCGCACCGTCTGCAATTTCACCGTTCGGAACGCCCAGAGCAGCGTCATGAAGTTCTCCAGGTCGGCGATGTCCTCGGCGAAGCGGCAGAGCGACAGCGCGCCGAAGTCGGCGGAGACGACGACGCCGGCGGCGGCCGCCGTGGCGAAGACGACTTGCGGCGCGTAGCCCGCGGTGACGGACCAGAGCGAACCGGGGATCGCGACGTCGTTCTCGTAAACGGCGGCGACGCCCGACGTTCCCGCAACCGGTTCGGCGGTGGTTCCGTACGAGCGCGCCAGCGCAAACGTCGTCGTCGATCCGTCGCCGACGCCGAGGATCTGTCCGTTGACGTTCGAAAGCCCCGGCGGCGCGAGCCAGAACGGCGTCGCCGCGCCGCGCATCTCGGCGAAGAACCCGGCGATCGCCTGCAATTCACCATGCGCCGCGTCAGCGCGCAGGACTTCATAGGTCAGCTCGAGATCGTAATAGGCCGCTGCGGCGCGCGAGCGGCGCGTCGAGCGGCCGGAGACGTGATCGGCGACGTCGGTGGCGAAGCGCGGCTTGACGTGCGTCGACCAGCCGAGCGTCGTCAGCGTCGGGAAGTTCGCGTATGAGCCTGGCGACGGCGCCGGCAAGGGCGCAACAGGGGGCAGCGCCGGCCCGCGGCCGCCGAGCCAATTGCCGGCCGGCCAGTCGCCCGCGTCGCCCCACACGTCGGCGCGCAGCGGGAAGGTCGGGAACGGCCGCGCGTCCCAGGCCCACACGCAGGAAAACGCGAACGACAGCATGGAAACGCCGGCGCTCGACGCCGCGTTGTTCCCGTCGACGCACCAATATTCATAGATCGCTTGCAGCGCCAGGGCGGCGATGGTGTCGTCGCGCTGCGGCTCGTAACCGCCGCCGGGAATCGGCCGCCAGATCGACCAATAGGGCGTCGCGCTGTCGCTCGACTTCGGGTCGAAAAAGACGTTCGGCTGGTTGGTCGCCTTGTCGCAGGCGGGGAAGCCATACTCGATGAAGCCAATCGACTTCGATTGCGCGACCCATGGCGTCGGCGGCCCGTGCGGCGCCCAGCCCGTTCCGTCGCCGGCGTCGTAGATCGCCCGGTGCGGGTTCGACCACCACCAGCGCAACTGCTTGTTGGCGAGCGCCTGCTGGCCCGGGTAATAGGGGCTGCGGGCCTGCGCGAGGCGGTCGCCCTCGGGCAGCGAGACGACGAGATCGGAGCCGTTGGGGTCGAGCCCGCGGCCGTCGTTGTTCCCGTCGCCGTACCACCAGTTGAACTTCTCGCCGCCCTCGATATTGGCCTTGAGATAGGGCAGCGAATAGAGCGTCGGCGCGCCGGTCATCCCGAGGCCGCTCATTGCCGACGCCGAAGGCGGCCAGGCGCCGGACGGCGCGGGATTGAGCCAGTTGAGCGCGTCGAGGCCGCCGTCGCCGGTCGTCCAGTCGCTGAGCGGCAGGTAATTGTCGAAGCCGACGAGGTCGATATTCGGCGACGCCCACAGCGAATCGAGATGCGGCCACTGGCCGTTGGCGCCCGCGTGCTGATAGCCCATCCAGTCCGACCAGTCGGCGGAATAGGCGATGAGGTTCTTCAGCGTCGAGAGGTTCTTGGTCAGGCCTTGTCCATCGAAGATCGAGCGCACGTCGGCGGCGAGCTGGGCGAGGCCGGCGACGAAGGGGTAATCCCATAGGGTGCAGCCCGAGCCGTCGGTCGTCCCCGCCGGCGTCCAGGCCGGCCCGCGGATCGTTTCGAGGCCGCGCAGTTCCGAGCCGATGAGGAAGAGGTTGACCCCGCCGGCGATCGTGCACAGCCAGGCGTAATGCAGGATCATCCGGCGATACGCATAATCGGTCGGCGAGCCGGAGTAGGCGACGGTCAGATTGGTCGCGTCGGGCGTGAACTGAGACGGCGCCGCCGAGCCGAGGAAGGCGGCGACCGCGCTCGCCGCCACCGCGCTGACGTCGGGCGAATGCGTGATGAGGCCGCGCCAGGGATAGCCTGAGGCGGTCATCAGCAAGAAGGGATAAAAGACGACCTTGAAGCCGCGCGCCTTCAAATCGCGGATGCAGCGCACGACGCTCTGGTCCGACGGCGCGCCGCCGTAGACGAAGCTCGCCCCGTTCGTGGGCGGCGCGATCAGGCCGGGCGAATTCTGGTTGAGGCCGGAGACGCGCCACTCGTCCGCCGCGCCGCTCGCTTGCTGAAATTCGCCGCCGATATACGTTGTCGAGGGATAGACTTGGCAGGCACCGGCCTCGAGCGAATTGGCGAACCACGCGCAGACGATCGAGACGGTCGCGCATTCCGGGTGCGCCGCCTGCAATTGGTCGATCGCAGTGGAATAGTCGGTCTTCGCGCCGCCCGGCGCGAAGTACGTGTTGATCGGCTGCATCGGGCAGCCGACGCGCCGGCCCTGGTAGGCGACGGCGTCGTAAGTAAACTCGCCCGTCGAGGGGAGAAGGTGAACGCCGAAAACGGGGGGCATCGCGAAGCCTCAAATTCGCGGCGAATGGCGAGTGGCGAATAGGGGATGGACGCAGCGCTGTTCACCATTCGCCACTCGCCATTCGCTCCCTTTCACGTCCCCGCCAGCCGCCTCAGCCCGAGATGGGCGCCGTGGCGCACCGCCTCGTCGATCGCCTTCATCATCGTTGCGCTGTTGGCCTTCATCCATTGCGCGACCGAGCCGGAATCGACCGCCGAGACGTGAAAATTCGTCGTGGGATGGATATGCACTGCGCCGCTCCGAGTCGCGCCCGTCGCCGGGGCCTCGCCGGACAGCATTTCGCGAAACGCGCCGGCCTCGGCGGCGGGCATCACGAGTTCGTTGTGGTGCACCAGGGTCAGCATGTCCTCAGGGACTCGCCACACGCCGATGTCGGCCGAGGCGACCGCGCCCGCCATCCCGGCGACCGTCGCTTGCGCCGCCGTCGCCGGGCCGGCGGCGAACGGCCCCATGATGGGAGCGAGAAAGCCGAACACGCCGGCAAAGGCTTCTGCGGCGGAGGACAGGATCGAGCGAACGATGGTCGCCGATTGCGTCGCCAGCGACGCCGCCGCGCCCGCCTGCTCGGCGCCGGCGCGCGCGGTCACGCCGGCGGTCGTCGCCGCCGTCTTGGCGGCCTCAGTCGCGATTTGCCGAACGACGGTCTCCTCGCCCCATTCGATGAACTTGATCAGCAGGTCTTCGAGAACGTTTTTGAACGCGGTATGCCAGCTCTCGGTCCCCGACAGCAGGCCGTGCAATTGCGAATTGAAGGCCTGGGTGATCGTGCCGCCGAACGTCTGGTACTCGCGCTCCTGTTGGTTGACGGCGTTGCGAACCAGCGCCGTCATCTGGTCCTGGCGGCGCCGCTCGGCATCGAGCATTTGATCGTCGATGCGTTGCTTTTGCGCGCCTGACTGATCGCCAAGCTCCTTTTCGCGCTGCAACGCCGCGACCTGCGCGGCGAATTCCGCATCGAGCGCCGCGCGCGACTGCGTGACCTTCTGCATCTGAGTGATCTGATGCTGGCGCGCCTCGTCCGCATAGAGCGCGAGCTCTTGCTTGAGGCCGTCCTCGTCCGCCTTGATCTCTTCGGAAATCGCCAGTTTCGCTTGGCGGATCGCGTCGGCGGATGCGGCCTCGTCGCTGGCGCCAATCGCCTCGGCGGTTTCCGCATGGGCGGCGGCGAGCGTCTTTTCGAGCGCGGCATATTGGCCGTTCAGTTGGGCGAACGGCTCGGAAAGGCTCGCCAGCGCATCCTTGGCGTCGGCGACGCCGGCGACGAGGTCGCCGATTGAGGCGGTGAAGCTGACGGCGATATTGGCGTCGGTCATGGACGGGCCTCTCGGCGACGCAGGGTCAAAGCTTGCCGGCAGGGAAGGCGGCCTCCAACTCGGCGACCGTGGGCTGACGCGCCGGCGACTTGGCGTCGCGATCGGCGGGGCGATATTTCAGCGCGGCGGCGAGAAGCCAGTGCGCCGGCGGATGGACGCGCCACTCCGCCGCCAGCGCAAGGAAGCGCGGCACGGTCAGGCCATCGAGCGCCTGATCCCAGGTCCAGCCGGTGTTGGCGACGACATGGGCGATCAGACGGTCGAAGTCGATTTTCCCGCCTGGGGCGACGCCTCCCGCGTCGCATCCGACGGCTCGACGGCGCGTAGGCCCGCCGCTTTGGCGAGCGCCGGAAACGCCTGGATCAACTCGCCGACCGAGAACGGCAGGTCGAGAAACTCCTCGTAACCGAGCGCCGGATCGACGACGGCGATGGCGCGCCAGGTCGCCTCGGCGAGCAAATCGAATTGCGCCTCGCCGAGGCGGGCGACGCTGGCGGCCGAGACGTCGGCGCCGCCGGCCTCGGCGTAGACCTCGAACAGCGCCGGCTGAATCGCCTTGATGGCGCGGAACGGCAGATGCGGCAGCGCCCATCGGCGCCCGGCGAGTGCGATGGCGAAGGTTTCCTCGCTCACGCGGCGTCTCCGAAGTTGAGCTGGCACACCTGCCCGGCCGCGTTGGCGAAGCAGGCGAAGTCGAGCTCGGGGACCATGAAGTCCTCGAGCTTGGTGCCGAACGCCAGCTTGTCGGCGACGCAATTGTAGAGCAGCACCGAAAACTGCTTGCCGGTGGTCGGGTCGGCGGCGAAGAGATTGGCCGAGAACGTGATCGACGGGCCGATCAGCGCCGAGGCGACCGCGATGCTCTCGCCGCTCGCCGCCACCGAGTACGTGTAGGAGATCAGCACCGCCGCGCCGGCGTCGCCCGCGGCGAAGGTGTAGACGCCGTCGGAGACGGAATATTGCCCCGTCGACGGGTTCGATGCGACCTGCTTCAAGGGCAGCGCGCTCGCGGCGTAGACGACGCCCTGGTCGGCGACGAACGTCGTGTGCAGGCTCGTGGTGTACGCGTAAGGCGAGGACGAGGGCACGCTCGCCGCCTCGCCGAATTGCGTTTGCGTTCCCCCGACGCTCGGCGCGACGCCGAAGAACAGCGAGCCCAGCGCCTGCCCGGAAATGCGCGCGAGCTTGGCCTTGCCGGTCATTTTGCGGGTGCCCGAGCCGATCGCGACGGGAAAGTTGTACTGGCCGTAGAGCGCCTTGGTCGAGGTCGCGACGCTGAGCGAAATTTCCTGCGCGAGGCCGAAATTGATCGGCGTTCCGCCTTGCGGCGTGCCGATCAGCACGCCGGAGCCGAATACGAACATGGGGGAGGTCTCCTGCGGTGGGGGAAGCGTTTTCGAGTCGAGAGAATGCGAAACGGCGGCGCCTTCGCGAGCGCGGCCGCGGTGTGAGTTCGGCGGGTCTTCAGCGGCGGTCGGCTGGTCTGATCAGGCGGAAGTCCGCCGGCATGAACTTCATCATCCGCCGCCGCGCCGAATTGCCTGACATCAGCGCGTCGAAATAGTCCTGGAACTGGCGGATCTGGTCGATCGTCCATTCCTTCGGCAGCGTCGCGAAGGCGTCGGGCGTCGAACTGGCGCGGCAATAGTCGAGGGTCTACGTTTATGCACCAGAAGGCTTTAATTCCTTTGGAATTACATCCGGAAATTGCTTGTGCAACGATGTCGAAATATCAATCAATTCGCCCATCGACGCTCCAACATAAACAATCAGAGCGTCATATTCCGGCGGCGAAAGATTGTTCTTCATGTAGTGAGCTATTCCGTCCAAGTTGCCAATAACGCCGGTAAGCATTCCGTCGATTCTTAGTGTCCGTCCTAAAACTTCTTGAATCGTTTGAGTCGGTTGTGATTCAAGGAAGGCGGTCTGATTCGAGGAGAGGCTGCTGATGTGGACGAATGAGAACCGAGG